TGTAACCCTCTTAAAAATTCGCATTTCACAAAAAGAGTTTAATGTGAATACAACAGGAATGTTTTGTGAATATTGCCTAGAAATTGTTGACTTTAAAGATAATATTGATAGAATATAAGTATAACTTAGCTAGGTTATTAAACAGACTATAGGCCCAGTCTGTTTGGTAGCCTATTTATTTTTTCTTAAAAGAAATGACCCAAAAGGTGATATGGTAAAACTCGTTATTTATATATAATAACTTTTACCAGAAAAAATAGCATAAAAAACAATGTAATATAAGTTAGAGTAAGAATACATCAGATTTTTAAAATGGACATCCAATGTCCAAAAATTGTAAAAAATGGACATTAGATGTCCAAAATTACAGGAGGAGTTATAGGAAATATAAGTCAATAGAGAAAAGGACGATAATAAATCCTGATACAGGTGAGTTTACAGAAAAAAAGAGATATATAGATAGCTTATATTCAAAAAGAGGATATGTATTAAAATATAACAATGATTATATAAAGTTGTTTTTAGATAAAGGTTTACCAGATGAATGCAGTTTAATTGATTGCGGAAAATTTTATAAATTAATTAGATATATAGTCGGAGAAAATCAATTGTTAGGATACAGAAGTGGAAATATAAATCCCTTAACGATAAATAAAATGTCAGAATTGTTTAATTGTAGTGAGAGACAAACAAGAAGATTTTTAAAACAAATGAAAGATTATAAAGTAATAAAAGAAGTGTGTATAAATGATGTTAAATGGTATGCAGTAAATCCGTTATATGCTTTAAAAAGCAAGTATTTGTCACTAACAACATTTATTATATTTCAAGAAGAACTTATACCAATATTACCAAATTGGGTAATACAAAATTTTATGCAAGAAGCTCAGGAAATATTGGATAAAGTAGAAATAAAAAAATAGGAGATTTAAAATATGAAAATAATGATAAGCCAACCTATGAGAGGAAAGACAAACGAACAAATAAGAAATGAAAGACAAGAATTAGTAAGACAGTTAGAAAAGCAAGGACATGAAGTAATAGATACTGTATTAGATATATCAGAAAATAAGAGTCCATTATTTTATTTATCAAAGTCAATTGAACTATTAGATAAGGCAGATGCAGTTGTATTTATGCCAGGGGGGCAACAAGCAAGAGGTTGCAAAGTAGAGGAAATATGTGCAAGGGAATATGGAAAATTCTTAATGTATTTATAGGAGGAAATTACAAATGATTTGGACATTAATAATAGCATGGATATTAACATGGTTTGATATAGATCAGATAGTAGTAAATGCTATAAATCAAATATTAAATACAGATTATACAACAGCTGTGTATTGGTTGATAGCAGTTGTAATAGGAATAATTGTATATTTTAAAGTTAATTAAGTGTAATTATGTGGTGGCGAAATAGGTAGACGCTTTATGACAGAAATGTCGGTTGTGCTTCAGAGTCAAACCAGGTGATTTGCTCATAGTAGATTAAGTTCGAATTGATGATGTAGTTTAGGTAACTACATCATGTTAGGTGCAAATCCTAATCCACATATGTACTTAATTGCTAAGATATTATATGCCTTTTTAGTTTAGTGGGAGAACACCGCTTTTGTAGAGTGGTTGCGATAGTTCGATTCTATCAAAAGGCATCAATTAAATATATTATTAACCAAGTGCTAAACTACAATATCATGTAGCTTGGAATTAATTAACAAGTAATCAGACATAAGGATACTTTTGTAAGGTTGCTTTCTATTCATAGAGATATGTGTAGAGAAGAAGTAAAATTCAATAGTTATTAATGTGCAAATATTATTGTTTAGTAAAACATTAGAGTTGTCGTAGCCATAATAGACGGACTAGTAGTCAATAAGCCTATATCTCATATATAGCAAGTATGAAGCAATGTAGGTAATGCTAAAAAAGGCTATTTCTTGTGAAGTTTCTTAATTGAAACTATAAGACATAACTAAGTTAAAGTAGCTCAAACAAGATAATTAATCAGCAAATTTTATTTTGATTATTAGGTAAAATAATACAATATTAATCTGAATGATGGGTGAAATTTAGAAGTAAGCAATCTTCTATGTGCTAGTAAGGGGCAAGAAGTATAAAGGTCGCAACTTTATGCTCAGACTTGTTCTCACATTGGTTGAATAACTAAAAAAATAATTATTTGTAAGGCGAAAGCTTAATAATATATTTACTTATATAGCAGGTTAGAGAAAAGGTTATCTCGTCAGTCTCCTTAGCTGAAGATACTAGGTTCGATTCCTGGACCTGCAACCAGTAGAAAAATCAAACAATGTAAATACATGTTTGAAATGAGGAGTAATGTATTACTTCTCAATATAAATCTTGTTTTAGTTTATTTGGTAAAATATCGGTAAAAAACGAAGAAGGTAGTTCGATTCTATCAAACATGGCATTTTCTCCTTTCAATTTTTATTAAGTATTAACTACTAAGTGAGGTTAATAGCCTCACTCCATATCTGGATATAGTGTTTAATGGTAGCACAAGTGTAAACATTTAGAGTTGGTTCAAGTCCAACTATTCAGACCAGAGGCAGTTGATGGGTCTGTCAGGTACCATAAAATCCTGGAGTGTCTTTTTGGTTGGACTATAAAGAACCATACATTTTTATTTTTGTAAGTTGTATGCAGTAATATATTATCTAAAGTGAAAATCAGTTCAATGTGAACCAATGGATAAAGATTGCAATCGATATATTATTGCATAGAGCTTATAAAGAAAGGTTTTGTTATGCAAATAGGAGAGTATATTAAGTTAATACTAGAAAAGAAGAATATAACCCAACAAGAATTAGTAAACAGATTAAACAAGATAAATTTAAATGTAAATGGTGGAAAATTTACTAGATTTTATATTTCTAATTGTTTAACTGGAACTAGACCGGTAACACCAGCAATGGCAAGACTAATAGAATTAGCTCTAGAATTGCCTAAATATAGTATTGTTAAGTTAGTTGGGTTACCTACAACAGCGTCTAGTCAAAAAGAATTAGAAAACATAGATGCAAGGTGTGATATGAAGGCAAGAATACGAAGAAACAATAAAAGAAATAATAATATTGTTAAAATCTAAAAAGAAGATAGATGAATATTCATACTGCACTATGTGTGAAAGCTTGTATCAATTATTATTACAATATTTTGATAGTGGGATAGGAAAAATAAATAGACAAGAAATAGAATTAAATGCTTGTAAGTATGCAATTAAATTTTTAATACCAATAACAGAACAGAAAATAATATCTTGTGAGGTAGAATATCAGTCTAAATATTATGAATTATATCAAAAATTAATGGCTTTTGCAGGAAGAAGATCATTAGAGCATTTTTTTGATTATATGGAAATGAATAACACAAAAAGAGTGTTAGCTAATAGAAGAGGAATATTGAAACCATTTCTGTTTTATTTAAACAAGATTACATTTTCAGACACTTTAAAATATATAGTAGCAAGTTATCCACCAAGTGCAGGAAAATCGGTTACATTGACATTTTGGACTGCTTGGCTATATGGAATTAGTAGAGATTATTCAATTATAAGAATGTCTTATTCAGATGATCTAGTAGCAGGTTTTAGTAGAAATGTTAGAGAAATTATAACAGATAAGCGATACAGAGATGTTTTTCCTGAATATAGACAATATGGAGATAATCCATTTGCAACTAAAGAAGTATATAACTGGAAGCTAAAGGATAGTAGTGTTCCAGCAAGTCATATAGCAGTATCAAGAGATGGACAAGTAACAGGAAAAAGAGCTAATAAGGCAATGATATTTGATGATATGACCAAAGGAGCTGAAGAAGCGACAGATAGTCTTATACATCAACAATTATATAATAAATGGACTGGAAACTGGATTAATAGACGAGATGGAGATAGTACAAAATTTGTATTTGCAGGAACTATGTGGTCGCCAGAAGATATTTTAAATCGAATTATTCAAGACAGAGAAGCAATATCTGAATTAGTACCAAGTAAAAAATTCAAATATGTTTGGGAAAGTAAAGATGGAACAACAGTAGTAATAAGAGTTCCGTTGTTAGATGAAAATGATGAAACTACATGTAAAGCGATAATGACAACAGAAGAAGCAAGACAATTAAGAGATGTAACAGATGATTTTCAATGGGCTTGTGTATATCAACAGGATCCGATACCAGCAGAAGGATTGGATTTTGCAGATGAATTATTAAACCATTATGAGCAATTGCCAGTAAATGAAAATGGAATATCAATATGCAGTAATTATTCTTTGGCTGTATTGGATACTACAAGAAGAGGAAAAGATAATGTTTCAATGCCAATTTTCAAAACAGACGGTAGAAACTATTATATGATAGATGTTATATTTAAAAAGAAAGCAATGACAGAACTCTATGAGGAAATTATTGCGAAGATTGAAGAACATCATATAACATGGCTAGTAATAGAAAATAATACAGATACTTCATTAAAAGTTTTGTTAGATAAGATGCTAGAAGAAAAAGGAATATATTATTGTTCAATTACTGAAAAGTATAGTACGCAGAAAAAAGAACAGAGAATAAAAGATAATCAAGGTACATTAAGAAAATTGATGTATTTTAAACCAAAGAGTAAGTATAAACCTAATAGTGATTATGGTAAATTTATGAAAAATCTTACTACATATAGTTTTGATTATCCTAATAGAAATGATGATGCTCCAGATAGTGCTGTATTATTTGTAACAGAAATTATATTACAAAGAGGGAAACCAAGTAAACCTCAACCATTAGATAGAAGAAGATTAAGAATATAGAAGTTCAATAAGAGGTGTTTGAATGAATATTTGTTGGAAATGCCAGCATTGGCAAAATTGTTTTAAAAATAGATATGGAAACCAAAAACAAGATTATATGAAAAAAATTAATCGAATACGAGATTCTTGGGGACAATTTGTAATATATGTAGAAGAATGTGAGAACTATTTGCATGAAAAGCAAGAAGTAGACATAACTATGGAGGAGAAGAGACTATATGATATAATGTATCAAGTAGAAAACTATTATAACAATAGTTTGGGGAAATAGATACGGTTATAAAAAAGGTGGAGGGATTAAGTATCTATATTAATTTATCTCCATTAAATTAAAAATGGGTTGTAAAAATCCATTTACAACTCATTTTAGAATATAAAGGAGATGCCAAAGGGAAGAAGTAAAAAAAGAAAATCAAGATGTATTAAATGAACCAGATGTAAGTATTCCAACAGATACACCTTTAGTACAACCTAAAGATGAACCTCAAAAAGTTTTCTTTGGTAGAAGAACAATTTATTCGTCACTAAAGAAAAATGAACTTACAGCTGAAAATATAATAAAAATATTACCATCAGTATTAAGAATACATGAGATGAATGCTGCTGAAATAGATTATTTATGGAGATACTATAAAGGTGAGCAACCAATTTTGCATAAAATAAAAAAAGTAAGACCAGATATAAATAATGTTGTTTTAGAAAATCATGCATTTGAAATTGTTGAATTTAAAAAGTCGAATGATTTTGGAGAACCAGTCCAATATGTACAAAAAGGTGAGAAGGATACAGAGCAAGTAAATCCAGAGTTGTCATTATTGAATAAATTTATGGAAAGTGAAGACAAATCAAGTTGGGATAATGAATTGTCAGAATGGCAATGTATTGCAGGAACCTCATATAGATGGGCTGATACTGATACTCCAGAAGATGAAGATGAGGCACCTTTTGAAATGTCTGTACCAGATCCAAGAAGAACATTTGTTGTTAGATCTAGTGGAATAAAAAAGGAACAACTTTTTTGTGGGTATTATAGTTGGTTTTCAGATATTAGTATGACTGATGGAGGACTAGTAGAAGCTAATTCAAAATACAGAATTATAACAATTTATACAGATGATTTTATGTTAAAAATACAAGAAAAAAATAATAATTATGAAATTATTAATCAAACATTAAAAATAGGAGAAGAAGATCTAGATGTACAAGAGTACCCATTAGAGCCTAAAGGACAAAGAATTATAGAATATCCGTTAAATTCAGCAAGAATAGGATTAATAGAATTAGTAATAACTCAATTGAATGCATTAAACAAAATAAAATCAGATGATTTAGATGGAATAGATCAATTTGTTCAAAGTTTATTAGTGTTTGTTAATCAAGATGTTGATGTAGAAGATGTAAGAGCACTTGAAGAAGCAGGAGCAATAAAAGTATTTTCACAAGACCCTAATAAACCAGCAGATGTAAAATTATTAACGCAACAACTTTTACATAGTGAAACTAAAATAGTAACAGATGATATATATAATAAAATATTAACAATCTTGGGGATACCTAGATTGAATGATAAGCCATCTGGTGGTGATACAGGACAAGCAAGATTGCTTGGAGAAGGCTGGACAATGGCATATCAAAGAGCCAAACAAGATGACTTGAACTTTAAAAAATCAGAAAGACAATTTTTAAAACTTGTTTTAAAAATATGCAAAGCAGATACACGAAAGAATAATGATAAGATAAAGGTTTTAAAAATATCAGATATAGATATTAAAATACCAAGAGATAAATCAGATAATTTATTAGTAAAAGCTCAAGCATTATTAAATCTATTAGAAGCAGGAGTACATCCAGAAATAGCATTTACTGTTGTTGGATTATTTGGAGATCCACATGATGTATATCAAAAAAGTGTAAATTTTCAAGGGGAAGATTTTTGGAAGAAAATGAAAGAAATATCAGAAAGTAAATTAAATCAACTATCTGATAACCAAAATATAAACCAAGAAGAAAATAAAAATCCAGCTAGTGGGGTTAATAACTAGCCATATCAATATGTGAGAGACACAGAAAAAACGAGATATGAGAAAGGAAAAACATGGAAGAAGAGTTAAATCAAATTTTATCTAATGAAAATTTAGATCAAGCAGGTAGAGTTGAAGCAATAAAAGCTTTTGTAGGAAAAGACTTTGTTCCAGCTAAAGAACACAAAAGAGTAAAAGATGAATTAAAAAATAAATATTCAACTATAGAAACAGAATTTAATAAATTTAAAGAAGAAAAAATGACAGATGAAGAAAAACAAGCTGAAGCGATAAAACTTGAAAAAGAAAAATCAGTAAAACAAAGTAAAATGCTTAGCCAACTATTAGCTGAAAATACTTTTTCAAAAGCAGGATTTAATGAAATTGATTATAAAGATATTATTCCTAATATTATACAAGAAAATCCAGAAACAACAAAAGCTATAGCTACAGCTATATGTAATTCGATGCTAAATCAAAAGAAAACAATAGAAGAACAAATAAAAAAACAAATTATTAAAGGACAAGGAAAGCCAGAAGGTGGAGATAATCCAGATGATGGAATAACTGAAATTGATAAATATAAAAAAGCCTATGCGGAAGCGGAAAAAAGCGGAGACAGAATAAAAATGGCAACATATACAAGGCTTATTTCACAAGCACAATTAAAGAAATAAAAGAAAGGAAGTAATAAACAAGGGATAATGTAATACAAAGTTTTGGAGCACCAAATTATAGTGGAATGCTTTATTCAAAAAGTAATGTAAGAACACCATTATTATCAATTATAGGAGGAAAAACAAAATATACCGATTCTGTAGAGTTTGTTTTAGGACAAAATTATACAACAGAAGAGGGAGATATTCCAAATATATCAGAAAGTAAATCATTAACTGCACCAGATGCAACATTTGTAACAAGAGCACAAAATACAAATGTAACACAAATATTTATGGAAAGTGTAGCTATATCTTATGCAAAACAATCAAATATGGGAACATTAGCAGGAGCTAATATTGCAGGACAAGTAGCAAATCCTCAAAATGAATTAGATTTCCAAATTGCTAGAAAAATGGATAAAATAGGTAGAAGTATTGAAAAAACATTTATTCAAGGAAAATTTAACAAGGCTACAACAGATACCGAAGCAAACAAAACAAGAGGTATTGATGAAGCAATTACAAGTAATATTATAACAGCAAGTAAAGCTCCGCTAGATATTTGGCTAGTAAATGATTTAATGATAAAAATGAAAGGCAATAATGCTAATATTATAGGATTAACATTATGGGCTGATACAGTATCAATAAATCAATTGAATGGTAGTGCTGTAGAATATGGCTTAAAATTAGGAGAACCATATCAAGGAATGTATGGATTACAAATAAGAGACTTATTGTTACCATCAGGAACAGTACATATTGCAGAGGGTGAGTTTATACCAGCCGGAACAGTATATTTATTAAATTTAGATGTAATGCAACCAATAGAACAACCAACACCAGGTAAAGGTAACTTTTTCTTAGAACCACTTGCTAAAACAGGTGCAGGAGAAAAATATCAAATTTTTGGACAAATTGGACTAGATTATGGAGCAGAATTTTTACATGGAAAAATTACAGGGTTAGCAACAACATTCACAAAACCAGAAGGAAAGAAAGTTGTTTTAGTAAATGCTAGTGACATAAAAACAACAGCTAATGCCTAACAAAGGAGAACTAATCTATGATGAGTGAAGAAGAACAATTAAAGGAAATGAGAGTAGAAATTCTTGAAGATAGTTTAGACAAAAGCCAAGATGAAATTTTTAAGTTAAAATTAAAACGAGCTAAACAGAGGTATCTTAGATTAGTTTATCCATTTAATAAAGAAATAAATGAATTACCAAATGAAAGAGCTCAAGATTGGCAAACAAAATGTGCAATAGAACTTTATAATTTAGATGGAGATGAAAATCTAACATCATATTCAGAGGTAGGATTAAGTGAAAGCTATGCTAAAGCAGGGCTTTCACAAGACTTATTAAATGAATTACCACCACCAAAGGCAGGTGTGATTTCATGAGAAGAAAGTGGAAAAAGAAATCTTTATATATAGCAAGTTTTACTAAAGACGATATAGATGATTTTGGAAATAAAATTTCTATATATGAAAAGCCTATATTTATTGGAAAAGAAAATATTCAACCATTAAGTGGAGAAAGCGATATTAAAGAATTTGGAATCAAGGTCAGTAAAATGCAAAAAGTTTTATTAGATTGGACTATAAAAATTCGAAACAAAAATACAGTTAAAGACATTAATACAATGCCAGTTAATGAGCTAAATAAAATGAAAGTAAGAGAATTGATGATGAAATATACATCAATAGATATGCCAATAAAGGAAAATGATTTGGCTTATTTAGATGGAGCAACACCTGAAAATGAAGAAATATATGGTGATAATGCTAATTATAGAGTTGATAGTGTAAGATATCAGAATAAAAAAGTAGCAATATATTTTGAAAAACTTCCCAATAAGTAGGTGATATTATGTCTAAATTTACTAGAAGATTGTCTATTGCCAGTTTAGACAAATGGATAAAAGATTTAGAGAAAAAAAAATCTAGTTATACTAAGGTGGCAGTTAGGATTGCAGATAGGTTAGCAGATATAATGATGGATTGTGACTTGCAGTCAGAAACATATAAAGTACCTGCAAAATTAAAAGGAAAAGTGGCACAAGCTGGAATAAAAAATGATACTCCAAAAGCAACATTTCAAGAGTATGGAACAGGTGTTATAGGGAGTCAATTTCCACATGTTTCAGAAGAACTTCAAAAAATGGGGTGGAAATATGATTTGAATAGACATGGTGAGAGAGGTTGGTGGTATCCAACAACAGAAGAGGATCCAAATCCATATAAATGGACCGACGAAAGTGGACAGTTAAGAGCTTGGACCAAGGGACAAGTTGCAACACGAAATTTTTATAATGCTTTGAAAAGAGCAGAAGAATTATTTTCAGAAGTTGCAATAGAAGAACTCATGAGAGAGGCGAACAAAATATGAGACCTAAAATATATGACAATATTTTTGAATATGCAAAAAAATATATTGAAAAAAACTCAATATATTCTCCAAAAGTTTCTAAAGCAGCTCCAACAGAGAGCAAGATTTTTCCGTTAGTTGTAATACCAGAATGTAAGATTATTATAGCTGATGAAACATTAAAATATGGAGAACAAAAATATAATTTGATTTTTGATGTAGAAATATATGCAACAGATAAAACAATAGAAAAGAAAAGAATTGCTAGGCAGACGATTATAAGTGAATTGCAACAGTTAATTTATGATGTTTTTGAAGAACATTATAAAATGTTGGGAGAAGAACCTCAACCAAGACCTAATGCTGATTTAAATGTTGCAAGAGAAGAAATAAAGTTTACTGCTAAAGTAAAGAATAACATTATTTATAGGAGGTAATGTAAAGGAACGAAGATGAAAAAATTGTAGGACAAAGTGATATAGGTGTAATGCTATATGGTAAAAAGAAGGGTACTGCAAAATTTACTGAATTAGTTGAAATAAAAGATACACCAGATACTGGTTCAGATCCGGAACAAATTGATGTTACAACATTGAAAAGAAAAAAAAAGGCTTATGTAGAAGGAAGAACAGATAATCCAACTCAATCATTTACATATAACTACACAGAAGATAACTTCCATACAAAAGTAAAACCTTATTGTGATGGAAATATTCATGATTTCTTAGTAAAATACCCTGATGGAACAGGAACTACCATAAAAGGAAGTGCGAAGACAAGAATCAATGGAATATCATTAAACAGTGCAATTGAAGCAACACTTATTATAACACCAGAAGATATAGACTTTAAAACAAGTACAGAAGTAACAGCATTATTGGCTGACTAAATTCAATAATTTAATGGAGGAAAATTATTATGGCAAAAATGATGGAGTTAGAGGTAAAAAATAAAAAATATCTTATAGGATTTTCTAATAGAGCATCTGTTTTAAAAGCAGAAAGAGAAGGCTTTATGAAAGTTTTAAATGAAACAGATAATGCACCAGTAGAAGGTGTTGCAAAGTTATTAAGATTAGGGATGTTAGAAAAACAACCAAAAATAACATTATCAGAATGTAATCAGATACTAGATGATTATATTGAAGAAAATACAAATGAAGATTCAGGAGTAGATGTTGGACAAATATCTGCGTTTATTATAAATCAATATATGGCTTTTTCAGGAGCCCCAAATGGAAAGAAGAAGATAAAGGAAATTCCAATAGTGGAGATATAAAACCAGATGGGGAAGAAAAAGTAAATAGTTTAGAAGAATTATTTAAAAAATATTTAATACAATTAGCATTACAAGTTCGGTATGCCTTTGCAAGAATTTTGGTACGATGACCCAGACTTGCTATGGACATACCGAAATTTGTATTTAAATAAAATAAAAAGTGAAGTTGAATTACAGAAATATATGATGAATTATAGTGCTTGGTTACAAGGTTTATATAATCGTAATGCGATTGTAAGTGCATTTAATGAAAAGGTAAAATATTTTGAGAAACCAATAGAAATTAATTCTAAGCCAAAAAGTATAAAAGAACAAAAATTAGAAATAGCAGAAAGAATAAAAATAAGAGCAATGCAAGGACAAATTATTTTGCAACAAAGAGGAGGGCAGTACAAGGGCTGAAAATAGTGTATCAACATTAGAAGACCAAATACTAGTAGATGTAAAAGAAGCAATACAAGGAATAAATCAATTAAAGAGTAGTATATCTAGTTTAAAAAGTTCATTAAATAATGTTGGCAAAAACAATGGAATATCAGATTTAAACAAGCAAATAAAACAAACATCGAATGTAAGTCAAAATGTAAAAAAAGCCCTTAATTTAGGTGCAATTGTAATTGGAGTAAGAAAAACAATTTCTGCACTTTCAAAGATGAACGATGAAAGCGTTAATTATGTAGAGACTTTAAATCTTTTTAATGTATCAATGGGGAAAGGCATAGAGGGTTTAAATCAATATTATGAAAAAGCTCTTAATTTTCAAAATAAATTAGAAGAGAAATTAGGAACAAATATAGAAGAAAGTATGCAATACCAGGCCTTATTTAATTCTATGTCAAAGTCAATGGGAATAAGTGCTAAATATGCGTATACATTATCAGAGAACTTTACAAAATTAGGCTATGATTTAGCCTCTTTATATAACATTGATCCAGAAAATGCTATGCAAAAATTAAGAGCAGGATTAGCAGGGCAAACAAAACCATTGCGTGATTTAGGTCTAGATATTACACAACAATCATTACAGCCAATAGTCGAAGAACTTGGAATAAAAAATTCTAAGGGAGCAACACAATCAGTAAAAAACATGTCACAAGCAGAAAAAATGATTCTTAGATATATTGCAGTATTGAAACAAGCACAAGTAGCACAGGGTGATTTTGCTACAACAATGGAAAGTCCAGCAAATCAGCTAAGAATGTTTAATGCACAAATAACAGCTTTTAAACGAAATATGGGAAATTTATGGCAAGGTGTTCTTGGAGGCATACTGCCATATGTAAATGCTATTATGATGGTAATAAATGAAATATTGAAAATGATAGCAAAACTATTTGGATTTAAGGTTTCAGAGCAAAAAGTTAATATAAGTGCTGATATTGGAGCTGATGATCTTGCAGATGATTTAGGTACAGCTAGTGGAAAAGCAAAAGAATTAAAGAATCAATTAATGGGGTTTGATGAAATTAACAATATTTCATTAGAAACTAAATCAAGTTCTGGAACATCAGGAACAACAGGTACAGGGATAGACCAAAGATTGTTAGATGCAATGAAAGAATATGACAATTTAATGGATAAAGTAAGTAATAAAGCAACAACTATAAGAGATAAGATTTTAGATTGGCTTGGATTCACAAGAGATTTAAACGGAGATTTGAAGTGGTCTTGGAAAAATATGAATAGCATTGCTAAAATAACCAGTATAATTGTTGGAACGATAGGTGGAATTTATCTTATAGGTAAAATTACAAAAACAATAACAGGGTTAAAAAATCTTATAAATGTATTAAAAACAGGTAAAGGTGCAACAACTACATTTGGATTAGGTTTACAAACATTAGGAAGTGGATTTTCTAATTTAAAAACATGGGTATCTATGGCTGTTGAACAATACAAGATATTTAGAAAAAATGGAGATAGTGTAATAACTTCCTTAGGGAAAACGGGAAGTGAGATATATTCTATAATTCCTAAATGGACAAAATTAGCTGGAGGAATAGCAGGTTTAGTTGCTTCATGTACTTTAGCTTATAACTCAATGAAAAAATTATCAGAAGGAACGATAAGTACACAAAATGCAATTTTAGAATTGACTGGTAGTATAATTGGGGCAACTACAAGTGGAGCAGTAATAGGTTCTGTATTTCGGACCAGCAGGAACTGCAATTGGTGCAATTGCAGGGCTTGCAATATCGGCTTCTACAGCATTAATTGGATTGACAACTACTACAATAGATGAGACAAAAAAAATAACAAATAATATAGATAATGTAAATTCAAAAATAAAAGAAATTGAAAATAGTTATCAAAAAAATATAGATACTATAAATCAAAAAAAAGAAGCATCATTATTAGAGATAGAAACAACAAAAAAACTAGAAGAAGAATTAAGTGGACTTATAGATAAAAATGGAAAAGTAAAAGAAGGATATGAAGAAAGAGTAGCAACTATTCTAGGTGATTTAAATAGTGCGTTAGGAACAGAATATAAGCTTACAGATAATCAAATATCTATTAATGGTGAGTTAATAGGAAGTTATGCTGAATTACAAGGCTCAATAGATCAATATATAAAAAAACAAGAACAAAAGATAAAAGCAGAAGCATATGAAGATATTTATAAAGAAACTCTAAAAGAGCAAATAAGCTTAGAAAAAGAGTTGAATAATGCCAATAACAATGTATATGAAGCAATGGTAAATGTTACAGAAGCCAAAAAGAAATCTGCTAATGCAACAGGATTCTTAGCAAAAGAACAAGCAAATTGGAACGAAAAAGTTGCAGAGGGAGATTTGAAAAAAGCTTTTAATCAACAAGCAGAATTACAACAAAAATTAAATACAACAAAGAACAAATTAAAAGAATGTAAAGAGGGCTTTACTGACGCATATACAGGAATGGCAAATACTTCAGAAATAGAAGGTCAAAAGATACTAAATAATACAGAAAGTTCATTAAATCAAACTAATAATTCAATTGCTATATTTGGACTAAAAATGAATGATTCATTCAAGAATATGGCTCAAAATAATGTGAATAATTATAGCAATGGATTATCTGGATTAAGTACAGAAACAGAACAAAAAATAGACGACATAAATAATGTTATTGAAGATGGAGAACCTAAAGTTCAAGCTACAACTCAATGGTTTGCCTCAAAATTAAATAGTTCTTTGGCAGGAAATATAGATACAACAGAAGCAGGAAAGCAAGTGGTAAATGGTGTAGCAGAAGGAATTAATCAAAATAAAAATAACTGGAATTTATGGAGTGCATTAAGAGGATTAAAAAATACCATTGTTAATGGAATAAAAGGATTACTTGGTATACATTCTCCATCAAGAGTAATGAGAGATTTAGTTGGGAAATTTATTCCACTAGGTATTTCGGAAGGAATTGATAAAGAATCAGATAGTGTATATTCAAGTATTGAAAAGTTAAATAATGGAATAAAAGTAAGAACAAACGATATATCAATAGATACAAATCAATTTATTGATTATGGACAAATAACAGGATCAATTTCAACGCAAAGTAATTTATCGATAAATGATAGTATAATAAACAAAATGGGACAAGCATGTTATTCAGCATTTGTTACAGCAATGGGACAAAAAGGAATAAAAGTAGAAGTGGAAGCTAAAGCTGATAAAGAAGGGATTTTCAAAGTTGTAAAGAAAGGCGCAGAAGAATATGCAATGCAAACAGGAGAAAGCCCATTTCCAGTAATGTAGGAGGTTTAAAGGTCAGAGAGATATGTTTCAAGTTTTATAGATAGTACATATGTTTCAGGTAACTTAATAGAAATAGAAGGATATACTCCTGACTTTTTAAAAGGTTACGAAGTAGAATGGTATGATTTAAGTTTAGAAGCAGGAAGAAATGCAAAAGGTAAAATGAAACTAAAATATGTGGCTGAAAAATATAAAGTAATATTAAAAACAACACCGATTTTTCAAGAGCAATTAAAAGAATTTTATTCTCATATTCCAATGAGAGAAATATCAGTAAAATTTCTTAATCCATATACTGGAGAAATGCAAACAATACAATGCTATAGAGGAGATAGAAAAACATCGATGTTATTTGATATTGACCATGTTGGAAGATTATATGATGAAGTAGACCAAAGTTTAATAGAATTGTAGGTGAAATAAGGTACAGAGTAAGTGATAAATTTAAATTAAAATGTAAAGATAATGTTTCTTCATTAGCATATGCAACGATACATGTTGTTAAAGATAATATAGATATAACAGAAAATGATGATTTACAGAAATTTAAAATAGAAGGAAGTTGTTATTCAAACGGAAAATTTATAGGAACAACCATAGCAAAAAAAGTAACTGTAAATATTTTAAATGATGGTCAGTACGATTTAGAAAATAAAGAAATATCTATAAAAACAGGACTAAAAATAGATGGAACAATAGAATATGTACCAATGGGAAATTATATAATTGAGAAACCAAATACAGAAGAAGTTGGAGCTAAGACAGAATTTACTGGTTATGATTATATGATAAAGTTTAATTGTACTTATAAAAATAGAGTTAAATTTCCTTGTAAAGCTAGTGTATTATTACAAGATATTTGTAATCAAGCTGGTGTTGAATGTGGAAGTCTTTCTTTTATAAATTCAGAATATATGATTCTAGGAAATCCATTTACTAATAATGAAAACTGTAAGACTGTATTAAGCAATATTGCTCAATTAGCTGTAGGATATGCTTATATTGGAAGAGACAATAAATTGTATATAAAAACACTGAAAACAACTGCACATTTATTAAGTGTAAAAGAAGTACATAAAATGTCAGTAAAAGAATTAAATATGACACCAGTCTATAAATTAGCAGGAATATCAAGTGTTGCAGAGGAAAAAGTTGACGGAAATAATTATTTCGAATTTTTTAAAAACAATAAATTTGGTAAAGTAAATTCGTTGGTATTAAAAATATCTGAAATAGATGGTGAAAATACAGTAGAAAATGACCAAGACAGCATTAAAGATGATGGACTTACAGAAATATCAATAGAAGATAATTATTTTTTAAACACAGAAGAAGAGAGAAAAAAGGTAATTAATCCAATGTGGAATGCTTTAAAAGGATTAGAATATTTACCATTTGAGACAACTTATTATGGTTATCCATATTTAGATGTGGGAGATCCAATAGTTATTGCAGATACAGATGATAAAGAATATTTCTCATATGTATTTAATTATACTTTTGAATATGATGGAAGTTATAATGGAACTTTGAAAACAGAGGCAATGACAAAAACTCAAACTGCATATAAAAATAGTGAGAACCTAAAGAGTAGATTTAGAAGAGCAGAAAGAACAATTAATAAAATAGAAGGAACTATAGAAGATATTATAGAACAACAAGATAAAAACACTGAAAAACTAACAAAACATGAACAAACGATAGATTCTATAAGTGACAAAGTTTCTCATATAGAAGAAACAACAAATACAATTGAAGGAAACAAAACAATACAATTAGGAAATGCAATTGCTGGAGAATTAATTGAGTTACATATATATGGAAACAATGATGTATTTAGCTATTTAACAATAAGTGATGATGTAGTTTTAAGTGATGATTTGTATTTATTAGGTGATAGCATAGTTGTAGTAAAAGACTCAAAAGGAAATTCTAAAGAATATGAGCTTGGAATTACAGAGCCTTTGAGACAAAAAGATGATGTTTATGATGAATATGTTTTAAAAGACGGAAAAGCCAAAATAATCCGACGAATAAATATAGACGGAACAATTAAAGCAAAAGAAACAATAGAGGATTTAGAGGCATTCTCAATTGAATTATTTGATGGTACAAACACAATATCAATAAAAAACTATACAGCAATTTTAAAAGCTAAATTTGCAATTCAAAATGATATGACTAATATTTATGCTTCAAAGGTAGAAATGACAGCTGAAATTACAACGAAAGCAAATGAAATAAACCAAAAAGTAGAACAAAAAATTGATGCCAAGACAATTACGGGAGCATATTTAATTTTAAAAATAAATGATGATGAAAGTATTGCTAAATTAAAGGCAGATAAAATTGAATTATCAGCAAATGACATTTTAAATTTACTAGCAGGTAAGGAAATAAATTTATCTAGTAAGAAAATTACTTTTAAAAGTGATGATTTTAGTGTTGATACGAATGGAAAGATTTCGGCAACTGGAGGAACAATAGGTGGTTTTGATTTATCTGCGGATAAGTTTGTTGGAAAATTGAATGGACTATATGCTTATGATTTATTTGATGCTAGAGCATGTTTATTGGCTGCTGTTGGAATTATAGATACATCAAGTGAATTAATAGAAGTTTATGATTTAAATAATGATGGAAAAGTTGATTCAGGTGACAGTTTAAGAATATTAAAAATGGCTAATGGAACCTATGAAAATACAAAAGTTTTAACAGGAACTTTAAAAATTGATTCAAAAGATCCAAAAAATTCAATTGCAGTTTATAAAGATGATAAACTTATGGCTAGAATTGGAACTGGTGGTGTTAGTGCACATACAATGAATTGTAAAAATTTTATTTGTGGAACTGACGAGAATATTGCTGGGGCAGCAATTAATGGCGCAGAAGGAACATTAATACTTGAAGAAAAATCAAAAAGTGATAATTTAATGGGCGATCATAGAACAGTTATAACACCACGAAAAATAGAAATCGAAGAAGCACGTATAGGAGAAGTTCGTGTAGGAGAAGATCGAGGAAATGTAATGCATGGAAAGACATCAGATCATATGTATAGGTGCCATTGGACTGGTAGCCAACTTCAATTTTGGGTAGATACAACTAATGTTGGAACATTATCTGATAAGAGATTGAAAAAAGAAATAAAAGATATTGATGATGATTTTGTAAAAATAATAAATGAAGTAGAAATGAAACAATTTAAAGTTGCAAATAGAAATGGATTAATTTCATTTGGTATTCTAGCACAAGATCTAATGGAGATTTTTGGAAAGTATAATAAAAATCCTTTTGATTACGAAATTGTACAAGAAACTTTGTACAAAGAAGGTGATGAAACAACTTATTATACTATAAATTATGAACAATTTTTGATATTGAAACAAAGAGCAACAGATATGCAAATAAAACAATTAGGGATAAGACTTAAAGAAATGGAGGAAAAATTCAATGAAATTAATAGATTGGATAAATAAAGTAACAAAGTTAAATCAAACTACAATGACTGAGTTTCAAAATAATATTGAAACTGGAAAGCAAGATAAAATGAAAGAAGGAAAATGGACTCCAAGCATCAATACTGTAGAGAATAAAGCTCCAAGCATAACATATACTACTCAAGTTGGAAAATATGAAAGAATAGGAAAACTTGTTTTTGTGGATTTTTATGTAAGAGGTAAAATTACAAAATTAAATGGAACTGAAAATTATGCTGTTATTGAAGGTTTGCCATTTGTACCAAGAGACAAGTATTTTGGACAGCAATCGTTGAATGTGGCTCTAGTATATTCATTGTTGGAAGATAATTTGAATACGACATTTATTCCTCAAGATGGGAAAATAAGAATACAATCAGTATATAGCTCTGCTAAAAAATTAAAAGTAACTGATACTAGTTATTTTGAAGTAGCAGGTAGTGGCTGGTATGAAACTGATGATTAAAAGGAGGATTATAGGGCAGTAAAAAAGATTGAAGAATTAAATATACATAGAAATGTAAATTCTACAGAACAATTTGATGTGCAAGGTTATTTAAATGAAAACTGGGATAAAATGCAAGATGTAGTAGATAACAATGCAGAAGAATTAATGCAAGCACAAAAAGATATAACTACATTAAAAGAAGATAATAAAACAAATAAAAGTAGTATAGATGTTTTAGAAAAAAGCAATGAAACAAGAGATGAAAAGATTTCTAAAAATACAGAAGATATAGAAGCTATACAAGGAAGCATAAAAACAGCAACAGAAACAATAAATAAAAAAGATAATGAACAAGATGAGGACATAAAAGCAAATAAAGAGACAATTAAGGAAATACAAGCTGAAAATGAACGATTAAGAAATGATATAAAGAGTATAGCAGTAGTTAACGAAGTAAGTGGAGAAAATATTCACATAGAAGATAGTTCAGACGCCAGGTGTGAAATTGAAATTGGTGGGAATCACCAACAAGATACTAGAGAGGGATATAATCAATTTAAGATAACATCTACATCAACGAAAAGTGCAGGTGTTACTATAACAAAAATTGATGAGTCAAGTGTTTCATATCAGGGAACAACTACAGGAATGTTTACACATATGTTAGTTGAATATGATGGTAATGGATTGGAAATAACTAAACAAATGTATTTAAAAGCTTTTGGTAATTTAACAAATGCAATTTTGTCAGTAAAATTAATAAAAAATGGCAAAACAGAATCAAGTTATCTAAGGGTTTCTCCTGATTTGATTTTAAGTGCAGGAGATGTTTTGCAACAAATATATGTTCAGCAACAAAATACTGGAATTTTAGTTAGTGGAACTTTGCAAGTTTTATTGACAGACTACGAGAATAAAGACAAACCATACGAGCAATACGAAGCGAGTCCTTCTTTTGCATATCCGAGTTTTGTAAAAGCTGTTGGTGACGTAAAAAACATATTAGACATGAGTAATGCTAAAGGAGGAACTAGTGGTGGAATAACATGTAATATGATTGCAGATGGAAGTTATACTTATAAAGGAACAGCTTCTTCAAAAGCAATAAATATATGGCTATTAGGAAGTTATAACAATAAGACTTCAATTTTTAGATTAGAACCTGGTACGTATTATATTGATGGAGTAGTTTTATTTGATGGAAATAATGTTTTGGCAAATCCTGATACAGCAAAAATATTCACTTTTATTAATGCGCATAATATTACAGGAGTAAGAACATTGGATGCCGTTTTAGAAAATACATATGATGAAACTAAATATCCAATCATAGCTGAAATTGATCATGAAATATCTTGGGTTCCTTATGAAATGGGATATATAAAAGTTAATGAATTTAATAAAAATTATTTATCAAAAATACCTAAAAAATCAATTACAGCACAAGGAATAACATCAACTTTTGATGGAGAAAAATTCATTTGCAAAGGAACAGCAATGTATAATTATTTTAATTTAGTTACACAAAGAATACAACAACATTTTAAAGCAGGAACATATACATTTTCATCAAATATGTTTGCAAAAGGACGTGCGTGTATAAGATTTTACTATGAAGATGGTACTGCAGATACATATTATTCTAATATAAATACAAGAAAAATATCTTTTACACTAAAAAAAGATGCGTATGCGTATTTCTTAATGGTAGATGGTTTAACAGTTGGTGGAGGAGATGTACTAGATTGTATAATAAAATTACAACTTGAAGATGGTAATACTTCAACTGAAATAGTAAAAGCAGAGAATCAAGAATTTGTAGTAGATGTTCAACAGCCAATGTTTGAAAATGATACTTTTATGAAGCAAGATGCAAAATGGTATGAAAAGCATAATTGGAAAACAATGAGTTTTGATGGACAGAATATGGGTTCACAAGCAGGAGGAACTTTTGCAGATTTTAAAGAAAATGGAAATATTGTTAGAACGTTTGAAATTAAAGATTTGTTAATAAGTTCTGTTAGAAATGATATTTTTTGCGACAAACTTCCAAGACAAGCAGATTCGATGTGGAATGGAAAGAGTACTGGAATACAATCTTGGCAGGGGCAAAATAAAATCCTAATTTCATTGCCATTTGATGATGTAGAAAAAAAGTATGGACAAAAATTAACAGTAGATAATTATGTTACAGCTTTTTATATGTATTTACAAGATGAAGTGCTTATAATAAGTTATCCATTAGCAGAACCAATTTTGTTAGAATGCACAAAAGCACAAAGTAAAGTATTAGATGAGATATACAATAAAGCACATACATACAAAAACATAACAAATATTTTAGCGGAATCTGCAGAAGTAAATCCGATTATATGTTTGAAATATCTTAAAGATCCAGAGACTGAACATAATAAATTACAAACACAAATAGATGAGATAAAACAATTATTAAGTACAACAGAAACAAGTGCAATGTTATTGAATAACATGCAAACAGATTTAGAAAGTGAGGTGTAAAAGATGATAACTGAATTATTAAAGAGACTAATCACAAAGAAATATTACAAAGAAAAGACAGACATAGAGAACAAATTAAATGTATTTTACGCAATGAGCAAAATCAGTGATGAAGAATTTGCAGAATTGACATTACTAGTAGAAGATACATATGTAGATTTAGAAGATTCTACAGAAGAAGTTGTAAAAAATACAGAGGAGGAATAGAATGTGGAAACAATAACGAGTTTTTTTACAAAACTAACTCCACTAATATTATCTATAACAGCATTAATTGTGGCAGTGATAAAATCCAAAAAGGAAATAGAAGAAACACTGCCACAAAAGATAAAAAAACAATGTAATATTGATATGTGCATTATAAATAGGTTAGAGAGTGTAAAAGAGTTTTTAAAAGCTGATAGAGTACAAATTTATGATTTTCACAACGGTATACATTACGCAAATGGAAGAAGTGCATTAAAAACATCATGCAGTTATGAAGTTGTACGAGCAGGAATAAAGGGACATCAAAAGGAATTGCAATCAGTTCCATTAAGTTGTATACCTAGGTTTATCAAAGCTTTACTAAATCGTGGAGAATTAAAAATAAATGATTTGGAAGAAATAAAAAGTACAATGCCAGCAACATATGAGTTGAAAAAAGACCAGGGAGTGGCTTCATTCTTTGATGTTATATTAAACAATAAAGAAAGAGAAGCAATAGGCTTTTTAGCAATTCAATATGAAAATAAAGATAAAGTAAATTTTACAAAAGAAGAAATGAATGAAATCTTAAAACTTAAGTTTTTCATAGAAGAAAACTTAGAAAAAATGGTTACAAAAAAGTAGGAGGTAATAAGTATGAATCCAACAACAATAATAGAAATAGCAATAGTTGTTATTGCAATATTAGTTTTTATATTATATTTAGTGTGGCAAATAAAGAAAAAAGGATTAAGAGCAACAGCAGTAGATTTAATAGTAAAAGCAGAAGAGATGTTTAGACAAGGTGATAATGAAAACAAATTGAATTATGTTATAGATAAAATAATATCAATAACAATACCAAAGCCATTAAGTCTATTTATAACAAGAGATTCAGTAAAAAGTTTTGTTCAGTCAGTATTTGATGAGACCAAAAAAGCTTTAGATTATGTGCCAAGAAAGGAAAATTAATTATGGGAAATAAAGAATTTATTGAAAAATGTAAAGAAATAGTGGAAAGTTATGCAAAGGAACATTTAGATAAAAGCGAAGAAATTCCAAATTTTGATGTATATGTTGTGTGGGGAGTTAAGGCATTACAAAATCACAAAGCATTATTAAGTACATCGTTAAAAGATGGAATGTATTATGAACTAACATATAACGGAGATAAGAAAGAATTATATTTCGATGCTTATAAAAAGTTCGAAAATAAATGTATTAAAATTGAGGAGGAATAACTCATGGAAGATAATATAACAATAGAGAATGTAGAGTTTAATGAAGAATTATACAATAAAAATATTTCAGAAAATGACTTTTCAGGAAGTGAAACAGATGGAATAGGAGATGATGAAAATGCAGATAACTAAAATGTTAGTGCCTCAAAGCAAATATGATATAAAATGTCCATATGAGATGGAGCCAGAATTTATTATAGTTCATAATTCATATAATGATGCTTCAGCAATGGCAGAAGTATCATACATGATAGGAAATAACAATAAAACATCATTCCATTGTGCTGTTGATAATATAAGGATTGTACAAGGAGTTATGTTTAACCGTAATACGTGGAATGCAGGTGACGGAAGAAATGGTAAAGGCAATAGAAAAGGAATTTCTATAGAAATATGTTATTCAAAATCTGGTGGAGAAAGATTTGATGATGCAGAAAAGTTAGCTGCAGAATATATAGCATATTTATTAAAACAATATAATTGGGGAATTGATAGAGTGCATAAACATCAAGATTTTGCAAATAAATATTGTCCACACAGAACCTTAGATTTGGGCTGGGATAGATTTTTAAATATGATTAAATCATATTTGGAAGATAAACCAATAGATAATGAAAATACAGAAAATGAAAATGTAGAAAATGGGAGTGATGAAGAAGTGAAAAGATATCAAAATGGAAGTACAACAGAAGTTGTATACGCAGATACAGCTTGTACGAAAAGAATAGGTAGTTTAGATCCAAGAGAAAGCTGTGATTGCTTTGGGATATTTAATGATAGAGCAATGGTAAGATATCAAGTAAATGGAACAAACAATTATAAAATAGGATTTTGCAAATGGCTTGGAGGTGTAAAATAATGTATTTTGAATGGATGAAAGACTTTCCAATTATAGTTGGAAAGTAAAATGTTGAGGTAGGCTGATTAACTTCGGTCTACCTCTCTTTTTATGGCATAATGAATTTAAAATAATTTAAAATTCTACTTTTTCAATTTTTATATTATTTTTATCATTATCATTTACAATGAATTTTAAAATCTTTACTTCTGATAAATTTTTGTTGATAATATTTAAAAACATATCACCAAAAACACTTTCTAAATAGATCGGAAGAGCGTCGTGTAGGGAAAGAGCGTAGA